AATATATGTTTAATTACTTCTACAGTCCATCCATTACCTAACATTCTATATCTTTGAGTATTAGATACACCTTCAGTATAACCATCTGGTACAGTTTGCAATCTTTCACATTCTGTTGGTGTTAACTTTCTATAATATAATTCTGTATCTTTATTACCAACACTATCCCATTCATGTCTATCGTAACTACCTCTACCACCACTTCTAACAGTTTTAGATTTTTCTCTTAATGCTAATGTTTTCTTTTTTACACTTGTTAAATACTCTGAGCTACTTCCACCTCTACCCCAAGCAGGTGTAACACAATTTGATTTATTAATATCAGTATTAATTTTTTCAATTTTATTAAGTTGGTTTTTATTTAAACATAGTTTATCTGTAACCAATACATTATCTTTTTGTACTGTGGTTAAAGTATTTGTTTTTTCATCATTTCTAATTTCTAAATGTTGTGTTGTTTTTCCAGATACACTTTCTTTGTGATCTGTTCTTTTGCCTTTATGATCATAATACCTACCACGAAATGCACCACATAAAATTTTAGGAATAGATGCTGCTTGAGCAGCTAGGGTTCCACTAGGTTTATCTAACTTACGAATACGATCTTGTTGTGAGTTATATCCTTTACCACTTACATCAAATTGAAAATAACTAGATCTTTCTTTTATTCGTTCTGGATTTTTTATTGGAACCAAAGTCATTCCATTATTACCAGCACCTTTGTACATAGTTGAGGTCATGCATAAGGATTTTTCCTCAACCTCTTTACAATGCCTTTGATTTCTTTCGGTATCTTTTAATGGAGCTACATCTTCTAAATTTTCTAAAATATCTTTTAACATTAAACCTTTATCTTGAGGCTGAATAATATTAGGGATGTTAGTCCAATATAATCTAACTCTATTCTGAGCTGATACTAATGCACTATTAATCATAATAGGTTCAACACCTAAATGCTCACTAATAACATCTTGATATTCTTTTTTCATCCTAACATTTTCAAGTAAAAAATATTTAGGTTTGCATTCTTTTAACAACCTTACAAATTCAAAAAACAATGCACTTCTAGGATCATTAAAATTTAATTGTTTACCAGCAAAGCTGAAACCCTGGCATGGCGAACCACCCATTAATAAATCTATAGGTTCTAAATCTTCTGCCTTAACTTTAGTTACATCACCTAAGTGTATTGTATTAGGGAAATTTTTTTTTGTAATTGTGATTGCATACTTATCGATTTCACTTGCATAGTATTTATCAACTTTAATACCTAATTGATTTAATGCTATTTGACCACAAGACATTCCATCAAATAAACTTAATATATTCATGCTCGTTCTAACCTTTCTAAATAACTTTCAATCCTACTTGGATCTTCTGCTTTGTTTCCCATTGCAATGTCTTTCCAATCATTGACTGAACGGCCAACGATATTTGCACATTGCTTATCACTCAGTTTCTTTTTCAACATCACTACCTGGATCCGATCTATCTCCTGGGGTGTCATCTTCCTTAGCGACATCCTCTACCTCCTCTGCGTTTATTATTGTTGGTTCTGGTCCTTGCATTACGATACCTACAACAGAAGGTCTTTCCATATCCTCTTGTTGTTCAAGTAACCCGGATGCTTTGGCCAGAGTTCTTAATACTGAAACTTTATCGTGCAGCTCCACTTCCAACTGAGGCCCAGCCTTTGTCGGAGTAACTTTAATTTTTTTAATAGCCTTAATCGCTGCCTTTGGAATATTCTTTGGATCTTTAACATTAACATTTCCCTGGTCATCCCAATAAACAATATCATCAATACTTACAGTTGCTATATCAATTAATTCTTGAGCAACATTCTCTTTGTTGTGTTCAATAACCTCAGACTTCTTAATTCTCCTCTGGACCACTCGGATACCACCGAAACGATCCAGGGGAGGTTTAACGATCCTTTTTTTACTAGAAGGGGATTTCGTCATCAAGTTGATCTGCTCTCTCTGCTGCTAGATTAACTGGCTCATCAACCTTGGCTGCTGCCGATTGCTGATAAGATGGGATATTCCCTTGTCCAGATTTGTCATTCTCAAACACTCTGAAAAAAATAACAGCATCGCCTTTGTTATATTCCTTAGAAGTATCTTTGTTATAGATCTTAATATCCAAAGCTCCAGGAACGGCAGTTCGCTGTTTAGTTTCTTTATCAAAGTTAGATCCTTCCCAAGTCTCAATGATGTATTCACCCTCTGAAAGAGTTGTAGTTCTCATGAGCTTGAAAGTTCTGTTACTGTGTGTTGGTCCGTTAGACATATATTTCCTTTCTGTTATGTTTCCGAATTGTTTTCACTATAATTGATTTATAAAAATTCTGCAAAAAAATTGTGAGGTTCCCCCCATATAGTATTACGCACCCGGGGGGGAAGGGGGTGCGAAATTTAAAATGTTCCATCTTTGTTCCTTTTTCTAGATTATAAAGTGTAAAGGTTCGTTTACTGTTTATAAATTACCTTAGTCTCCTTGCGTTTGAAATCTTCTTAATCATTCTCTGTATCTCTTCTGCTTTATCAATGGGAGGTGGTCTCTTAAAGAATGCGTGTTCAAAGAATACAATGCTTTTAGGACTATCTTTATGGTTATCTCTTCTCCAGATTAATACTTCCTTAATCTTCTTTACAGCTCTATCTGGATCTAATCCTTTATCTTTAATCCAGGACTGTACAATTTCTAGTTGTTTCTGATTATACTGTAGATTTTGACCGAATATCTGTTCGGTTAGTTTCTTAAACTCATTCATTACATATTTACCTTTAAGGAATATATCATTGTTAAGTTTGTTGTTATGTAGTCCTTCTGAGTGAATATCTACATATTCCTTGGAGTGAATATCTACTTTACCTCCCCCTTTTACAGTAGGCTTTTCCTCTATCTTTGTATTCCTTCTGAGTGAATACTTAGTCTTATCGTTCATCTTAGGACCTATTGGTATTTCTGGTTTCTCTTCGTAAGATCTGTCCTGGTCTGTAGCTATTGCAGCAGCATCCTCCTCAGTTACATCGGGATCAAAGACCATAAAGTATTTGTTACCCTTTAGCCCAGGATGTTTCTTAGCATATTTAATATATCCCATATCAATCAGTTTACGAATATGTTTACTGACTGTACTCTGAGACTTAATTCCTAAGACCTTAGCAATGGTAACTTGGTTGGGCCAACAGACACCTTGCCTTGAGGTATAATTACCTAAAGCACATAGAACCATAAAAGTTCTGGGATAGGTTTTAAATCGTATATCAGCCACAGCTCGTTGTGGAATGACACAGAAATGCCCAGGTGTTCTGCCGGTCCCGTAGTCTGCTTTATCCTTTTTATTTTTCGGAGCAGTAGCCATGCTGAATGTTGTTTAGCAGTTCTTGTTTGATCTTATTGTAATCAGCCCACAGAGCTAAACCTTCGTCTGTTTTCATAGACCAGCACTTGGAGTTCTCAGCTTTAATCTTTTGGTGATGGCAGACAGTTGTGTGATCTCTATCTCCACAAGATCTCGCAATGTGTGTTACACCATGTTTAGTTAAGTCTAAGCATAAGTTAATATACAAAGATCTAGCTTTCACTAATTCCTTGTACCTTCTCTCCGATGTTATTTCTATTGGAGTAAAGCTCGTGTGATTACAGACAGCCTCCATAATATCTTTCAGCCAAATCCTACCTTCAGCTTTCTCTGGGTAATAACTAATCTCTGATTTCTTGAGCTCTAGTTGGTCCTGGAGTATTGCTATTCTCTTCTCCAGGTTATCAATCTCAATCATCTTGATTTGTCTTGTACTGAGCTGCTGCAAATCATTTTTAGGTTTTGGTTTTTTAATGGGTTCAACTTTACCTTTTACATACTGAAAACCAATGGGTGGTCGCATTACATTATTTGGGATCTTTGTCATTATCCTGGTCCTTTCTTAATTTGATTACTGTGCCTGGATTGTTTGGATCTTTCTTTTTTTGTTTAATGAGATCAGTCAAGTAACTCAAAAGATACTCAACGAACCAATGAGCTTTGCCCATGTCCTCTCTTGCACCTTCAAGTGTTGGAACCTTCAATCCCATTCGACAAGTGTATTTCATAATCGAACCTTTTAAGTATCCGATAAACTCAGCCTCAGTCAGTTGAGATCTGATTACTTCTATTGTTTCGATTGTTTTGTTTTTGTAGTGTGGTGGGTTGATATTATCTTTTGTCATCTGTAACTATACCTCTTGCTGCATTGATCATCTTGTCTAATTGATCTTGCCTAACTTTAGGCCGGATCGCTATTCCCATCTCTAAGATTTCAGACACCAGAGTAGCCATAGGTATTCGTTCTATCTTGGCCTGGTCCTGGAGTTTGTCCTTTAGAGGTTGGGAGATCTTCATGTAGAAGGGTATTAATTGCTTGGTTTTTGCCATGTTTTCTCCTTGTTAAAATATATCTTGTAAATATATCAGAAATATCTATATTAGTAGGTGTACAATATGAGAACAACAATGAAAGGAAATATAACAATGAAAACACTCAAGTATGAAAACATAGCTAACATCGGTGACACAATCAAAGCATACGACTTTGCAAGATACGGAGAAAAAGAAAGTTACATTCAAGGTATCGTTGTTGAGAAGGGTATGTGTGATGACAAGTATTATGCTTGTTACAAAATTAAATTAACTAAAAGATTAGTTGGTGGTGAAGATGTAACTCAAAAGACAATCGATGCCGGAGCTGATGTTTGGTATGTACCATTTGAAACTTCTGATGATGACAGAGAGTTTTCAAATCCTAAGTTGCAAGAAAAAGTTTTACCAAGAGTTACTAAAATTAAGGAGGCTGCATAATGAACATAGTTGCTTTAGTTAGAGTTAGTACAGACAAGCAAGATGTAAACAATCAAAAGTTTGCAATCACTAAAAAATATTCTGATGCATCAATCACCTGGTTCGAGGAGCCAGGTGTTTCTGGTGCTAAGAAATTTCAAAACAGACCGGTGCTGCAAGATGCAATCCGAACAGCTAAGAAATTAAGATGTCCATTAGTTGTTTATTCTTTATCAAGACTTGGCCGTACATATGAAGTTGGTCAGTTCTTAGAGACAACTAACATTACAGTTGATGTATTGGATACTCCAAACTTAGATGATGCAATCGCTGGGTTCCATGTTGCAATCAATAGACTTGAGAGAATTAATATTTCAAATCGTACCAAGGCTGCACTTGCTAGATTAAAATCAGAAGGCAAGTTGTTAGGCAATCGTACTAACTTAGATGTAGTTAGAGTTAGAGGTCATGAAACTTCTAAGGCTAATGCAGATCAGTACGCAAAAAATATTTCAGAAATTATTTCTGGCATCAGAGCTACAGGCATCAGTACATTGTCTGGTTTAGCTAATGCTTTAAATGATCGTGGTGTTAAAACTTACCAGGACAAAGTTTGGTACCCGACAACAGTAAAAAATGTCCTAGAAAGAGTGG